ATAGGTGCTTGGAACTGCTTCATCATCTCTGCTTGCAGTGCAGCTTCGTTCATATTGTTGGTTACTTTGTCGGGGTCAAGATCAAGGGATTTTGCAATCTCACGGATTACGTATTGGAATTTAGCAAACGGTGCTAGAGCAGGATTACTTGCAACCTGCAAGAACTGCATCAACCGTTGACTACGCACTTCGTTTGCCATCAGACTTTCAGTGCCACGCGCTTTGACTTCCAGATCGCCTTTTGTCTCTGGATCAAAATCAAACTGCATATTAAATCGGAAGAAACCCTCACCAAGAGGACGCAGTAGATAATCGTCTACGTTTTTAATGACAGTCTTAATGCTGCCAGCAGCAGCACCCATTAGCATAGAGATACCAGATGCTGTACGGCCCACGCCTTGCACACCTGTCTGTCCGTGTGCAAATGATGGGAAGCCTGTGCTTTCATCTGCCAGCACACGTGCCTTGTCAAAAAGCATCATGTTCTCAGACGATACATTAGGAAACTTTGTACCGAAGATAGCCTGACCCGGTGCGCCACCCTGACGGCGGAATACCTTGCCCGGATACAGCGACAGGTCTTGCCCCGGTACTAGATTGGTTTCGTCTACTTCTACAATCAAGTTGCCTGACAGCACAGCGTTGTCTACCGCCATACGCATGAAGCCGTTCATCAGCGTTTGCGTATCGTCCATGTTCTCTGCAATGCCCACGCCAAAGAAGCTGTACGGGTTCAGTTCATAAGGTGCGGCTACATACGGAATCTTAGCTGGCTTGAATGGGTTCAAAACCATGCGGATAAGTTTGCCGTTACAAATCCAGATGTTGCCCTGCAGTTCATCAAAGTCTTTGAGTTCGTCAGGGATTTCGACGCCGTTTTCTTCCATCATCTCTGTATCAACCATGCCCCAATACTCAAGCACCTCAAAGCGATCAATGCCATGCTCTGGTGCGTAGTCGGACAGATCATCTTCCCAATACTTCTTATTGTAATTCTCACCAAACGAAATTGCTTCGTCAATAACTTGACCACGGAAGTATGGCCGCTTTTTTAGATTGCGCAATTGAGAGCGAGACATTTTGTGACGCTCAATTACAAACTGCGCCTCATCCATGTTGTTGGCATCTGGGTCTGGGTAAAAGTTCCAGACAGACACATGATTGACCTGCGGAATAGTTTTGAACACCGGATCATAGTTACCGTCATCACCCCAGTTAGGATATTCTTTGTCGGTGGCAAATGGGCCTTTCATAATCCCTGTGCCGAAGAGGGCCATCTCAAATGCACTGCTTCGCAGGTTTTTATTGGCACCCGACTCCTCAAGCTGATCGTGGATTTTCTTTTCCATCTTTTTAGCCGCAATCATGGCTGGGCTAAATTCAATAGCTGATGGGGTTTTACCCGGCCCCTCTTTTAGCTTGTCTTCTACAGCTTCTAGTTTCTGCTCAAGTGGACCTAGCCTTTCGCCAAGCGTTTGTTCCGTAGCACCCGGCGGCAGTTCCTGTCCATCCCCAGCAAAGCCATAAGGACTCTGCATCCCTTCAGGCTCCTGCGGATCAAAATGTACATCTGCCACTACGCCTTCTGGAAGTTCTGTAGGTTCAATAGACAGTGGGAACTTATTGTTAGCAAACAATACGTCAACAATTTGACCATATGCTGCCAGTGTTTTTGTTTTTGTTACCTTGATAAAGACACGAGATTTTTCGGCCTCTGTAAACTGTACATCCGGCCCATACAAACCACGATAATTGCGGTATGCCCGAAGCCAACGCTCTTCATCTTGATAACGATAGTCTTCTGCTTTCTGATACTTTTCCATAATGAAAGGAATAATATTAGAAACATCTACATCGTTAGCTACAGTATCTTCTGTATCTTCCAACGCAATGGCGTCGTCTTCAATCATAATTTCGTCGTCTGCCATGTGTTTTTCCTTTAGTATCCAAATGTGGAGTCAGCTACCGGCATACCTGTTGATGGTCGCCCGTGCGGGTCGTAGTCGAAAATAGAGAACCGGGGTCTGGACATAATCCCATACCGTAGCGCGTCGTAAAGGTGGTCTTCAGACTTTGTATCAACGTCTTCTGGATTTTTCTTGTCCAAAGGGATGGACGGTATTTGACTGATGACATTTGTACAGCTATCAAAAAATACAAGTCTAGGCTCCTCTGTAAACTCATCTATCTGTAAGCGTCGGTGTATCTCGTTCTTACCAGCTACGCGACTACCTCGACTTCTGTCGGATGGACGCCATCGGCATCCCTTACTAATCATTTGCTCCGCAAGAGAAGGACCAGTATCGCCACGTTTGTGCCAAAGACTGCTATCCAAAACACCATACTTAATGTTGCCATCTTCGGCTTCCAAATCCAAAATTATTTCGGCCAAGTCTGTTGCCAAAACCTTACTGACGTACAGTTCTCTGTATACGACAAGCTGCTCGTCAGGAGCAACTGCAAACCAAATAACACCAGAATAACTGCCGTAACCATAGTCACATGCACGAAACTTGACCCAGTTATTAGGGATATGATAAGGCTCAACAACATGCACGTCACGATTAAATTCCGTAAATGCCGCACCTTCTTTGATGTCCCAATCGCCTTCAAGAAGCTGCCTACGCTGTTGTTCAGGAAGCGAAAGGAGCATGGCTTCGTAGTCGCCTGCTGCAGATAGGTACGGGTTATCAGAAAGTCTTGCCGGGATAAAGCGTCTCTTAAATAGAGATTTTCCTGCCTTGCTATGTCCTGCTGGGTACTTGAGTACCTCTCCTGTTTCAATGTCGGTTGCATCAAAAGACCTGTTGTACGGTGCGGGGTCAATAAACATTTTCTTAACCCACTGATGTCCTCGCCCACCGGGGTTAGTAGTGCCTCGCATAAAGATAGGCAAGTCAGGTGCAGTGGACCGTAGACGACTTCGCATGTAGTTCCATGCATATGGTGTGGCCCATTGTGTCAGTTCGTCAAAGCCTATCCAGCTAAATGCCAGACCCTGATAACGCAAGACATCATCATCTCTGTCGAGATATGACATCCACAATCTCGCGCCAGATGGCGCAGTCCACTGCATCTTCCGTTCTGACCACTTGATACCGGGCCAGATTTTTGGGTACAACTCCTGCGACTTAAAGATGAGTTCTCTTAGTTCCTCAGTTGTGTGACGAAGAAGTAGTCCACTAAATTGTGAATGACCCATATAGCGTAGAGGGTCTGCCAACATAGCGTAAGACTTACCACCACCAGCACTACCACCATAAAGAACTTCTCGTTCACTAGCGGCTAGAAACTCTGTCTGCGGCCCCGGATTAGGCTTGAACAATACATTGGCATGTTCCTCCGCTTGGCTAGAGTCGTATTCAACCTGTCGTATTTCCGGTTGCTGTTTTTGCTCCGGTTCTTGCTTCTTCAATTGCCTTCGCTTTGGCGATTGCCGTTTCCGCATATTCTGCCCACTTGCGGAGGCTTTTAGCTGTGTTCTTACGCTGTCGCTCATTTGCTAACCGTTTCCTCAATCCTACGTGTGAAATGTATCTGCCGCTATTTGCACTTAACCAATTCGCAACCTCACGGTACGAGTATTGGTTTATGTGCTTCCGGGCTTTTTCTAACAAGTCCAGTTCAACTGGTATAGGGTCAAGAATGTCGGGGTCTTCTTCACTCTGTTTGTAACCAAATGGTACAGTCCTTGCAATGCGAGGTATCTGTATCCATTCGTTTTCTTCTTTAATGTCTGTTGGCTGTGGTAGCTTCCACTTGCCTACGCTTCTAGTCATCGTCTTCCACAGCAGCTTTAGGCGGCATAAGCATAACGCCTCCGCTTGCCTCTACCTGCATCTTCTCTGTCTTGACAAGACCTACACGGTCAAGCAGTTCTTTAGCTGCAACCATTTTGTCACGAATACCAAGTTCTGTCGGATCAAACAATGCGCCGGTCATAGCCATCGCAGCCTTGGGTGCATTCTGCGCCATGTACATTTGTGTAGCCTCAAGGATTTCTTCCTTCAAACCTTTGACAATTTCTGTTGTGGTTGTAGCATCTGAGTAGCCAGCCATCTTCTTAGCCATAACCATGTTGCCACCGGCTTCATCAAAAAGCACATTTAAAAACGCTTGTTGTTTTCCTGTCAGTTGTCTAGCCATTAAACTCTCCGTGATGCATGGCATGAGAAAGTTTTGTACTACGTGATTTTACCTGATTTGCCCACCTGCTGTCAAGCATTTCTTTCGCCGCTATATCAAATTTTTTCTCATGGACAGCGTTCCACATCTTTACAAACTTACAAAGTCGTGGTACACCCATATTAAATGCCATGTCCATCAGTACAAGTTGACGCACAGCGTCTAACTCATCTACGCAAGGGTGCGCACGGACAAGTTCCTGTTCGACTATCTGCACGTCATTCTGTGCGAGGTACATAGCATCAGCTTCGGTGATGCCGTCAGAAAAGATGTGGTCAATACTTGGGATATCCATCCAGTCCAGTTCTTCTTTACTGATGCCCCGGTCATCCAGATTACGGCCAATGCCCACTGTGTTGATGCCTAACGTGTCTTTGTATACGTCAAGGCGCAAACCTTCGTGGGCAACCAACTTATTCAAAAAATCATCTTTATTGTATTTCATTTCTCATGTCCCATCCACACGGCAAAGGCACCGGTCATAGCCCCTGTCACGACACTTACAAGTGCTGCTTGCTGTGACGTAGGGTCTGGCAATGCCATAAACCACTCCACTACCCGCCAAGCGGATAAGGACATCCCAAGCATCATCAGACGTGGTAGTATCTTCCACTTCAGCATTCTTTCCATTGTTACTTCTGCCACGGTTCTTCCTCGCTTGCTCTTCGGTAGTTCTCTCGTGCATACTCCACATCGGCATTAGGACTACCTTTTACCAAAGAATTTTGTAGCACTGCGTACACCAAAGCTGGCAGCAACAATAACACCAAGGCTATATTGATACCATTCTGGCATGGCCTGAAGCTGCGCAAAACCATTAGCTACTACCTCTTCCATTCCGGGGATAAATGCTAGAATTAGCGGGATGCTAAACAAGATGGTCAACCATTCATCTTTCCACGAAGACTGACTACCTTTAGCCATCTCCAAATCCCAGTCAATCTCACCCGTAGCTTTCTTTTGCATTACGATAGCTTCGGCTTGTGCCTTGGCTACCTTCGTGGCTGATTGAGCCTTCTTCTCTTCTACTTTTCCACTGAGCCATGTGCCAGCTAGATTAGCTATTGGCCCTATCAGTGCTGTCAGCATTCTGTAATTCCCATAATTTCTTCTTAATCAAATACACACGATACTCAACATCTGGCTCCATATCTGCCAAGCGAACATCTCGTGGGTCATTACCCGCCTCTGCGAAATCTTGCAGTCTTTTTAGCAATAGATTTAGGCTGGCGTACAAACTGTTTCCCCTTGCGTTTGCCTTCTCTCTTAGCCTTAGTTGTAGCAGCATACTCCGCTGATGTCAAGGACTTTATTGCTTTTTCTGGTAAATACCTTTCACCGGTCTTTGCACTAGGCTTGCCAGACTTAGTACGCCACTTTTGCTTTGTCCACGACTTGAGACTTTGCTGTGACTTCTTTAGTGTCATTATATCTTTCCTTGTGAGTGTAAAGCCAGCAATACAAAACAAGCCAGTACGGTCAAACCTACAATAAGCAAAAATGTAATAATGGCTATTTCAAAATACTGCTTGCGTTTGCGTCTAGCTTCGTCTTCAGCTTCTTTTTTAGCTACACGAGCCTTTGCTTGAAACCTCTGCCAATCATGCCACAGACCGGGGCGACCTGTGTATATCATAATCTGCTTTAGCTGCTCTTCCTGTTCACGTATCTGCTCAAGAGCCATGAACTCTTCTAGGTCAGAGCCGCCACCCTTTTTGAGTGACTTACGTTCTAAATCTTGCTTTGCACCAACAAACTTGGCAATTGCGCTACCCGCAGCGGCAATGTCCTTACCGTTAGATACGGCTTGTTTGATAACTTGAAAAGCTGCATTTGCAGCCGCTAATTCGGCAAGCATCAGTAAGTCTCCATATCTTTGTTTACAGTAGCGGGTAAGCAGTATGCTGTCACACTCTCACCCTGCTTATGAAGTTTCTGTGCATACCAAACACAATCATTCAAGTCACGAAAGTACATATCCTTACTAACTTGACGCTTGTCCTCTCCTATGCCAAGAAAGACAAACAGGAGAAAGACGTGTTTCATTATTACTTGTAGCCGCCCCCTGCTTTTTTGTAGGCTGATGCCAGCATCTGGGCTTTACGCGCCGACCACTGTCCGGGTGCGCCGCCTTTGCCGCCAGCTTTGATGCGACTGAACTGCCGCTTCCTCATTCCGGGCTTAGTATAGTTGCCAGCTTCATTAACTCTTGATTTGCTCTTAGGCGCACCGCCTTGCGAAAGGCTAACCGTTCTAGTCGGTTTCTTTTTCGCTGTAGTTTGTGCGGCTTTGGTTTTTTTAGCGGCTGGCTTTTTAGTGACACGGGGCATCTCCTGTCTCCTATCTCGCTGGGTCAAAAAATTCTTCACAGGCAGTAGTAACAACTAGCTTACTAGCTGTACCTGCTGTGCATTTGATAATGTCACCTGCATGAAGATACAGGGGTCTGTCTACAGTAAATATAGACTCGTATGACCCACCCGCAATATTGTGAGCAGTCAACAAGTCATACTCTGCATTATCATCTGCATGAAAAAGGTGTAGGCTCAAAGTCACGTTACCTGTGTGATTATTACTTACAAACAAATTCTCCAAGTGTGAAGAAAAGTTTGCAGGTACAGTGTACACATTCGTCTTGTTAGTAGTACCTAACGCAACTACCTCTGTACGAAACTTAGAACCCGATTGTAATACTGGCATCTCTACTTTCCCAATACTGCTTTCCGTAATCGTGCAGTATTTCTTCGCCCTGTTTTATTTCTTTGAGTGCAAAAAATCTAACAAAGCGTTCGTCTTTGTCATCTATTTCCCATTCTGCATTTGGGGGGTCGCCATGATTATACACCATGCCTAAACCTAGTACGACCATAAAGTCCGTATCACCTTCATACGCAGACTGAAACATGTAGTTGTGAAGTATACATTCATCAGCTACCTCATCTTCAGAGACAAACAAATAAGGACACAACTCTATTGTATCGTCTTGAGCATAGTCCTTATCTGCGAAAACTCCGTGACCATGTAAATCTGAATCCTGTATGTAAGGCATTACTTCTTCTTTTTAGCCATGCCCCCACGCATCATCTTCTTCTTCTTGGACATCTTAGCCATGCCGCCGCCCATCATTTTCTTTTTGGGCATACCGCCACCACGCATCTTGGTCATTCCACCGCCACGCATTTTCTTCTTAGCCATTTTAGCTTTACCCATTGCCATTGCGTAATCTCCTTCTGTCAAGCACTAAGGCTTCATAAACATCATCTGGAAAGTGTTCGTAGTAATTAGACTTTTCCAGATATAAAGCTGCATCGTCCAGTTTAGATAATAACTGTACAAAGACCATGCAGTAAGACAAGCTGTCATCTGTAACCCCGTCATCGACAAGGAAGTCAAGTCCAGCCTCTGTTGCATCATAGTTGGGGTGAAACACCATCAGGTGTAAATCAATACCAGCTACGGATGCTAACTCATTGATGCCATCACAGTAACCGTCTAGGTATTCCATGTCTGGCAAATTTTCTTCTGCCCACACTACAATCTCGTAGTCATGGTCGCTGAATGTACGGACTTGTTCCATAAGTCCATCCAGCCCTGTGTTTATGCTGAACACCACCTTGTCATCAGCCCATGCCTTTCTGGCATAGGGGCAGGGCGGTAAACCATTCAGTTTCGCATTAGGTACTTCTAAGAAATCATTGGACCACTTGCGAATGTCCTGTTCAATCTTATGCACGTCTATTCCGTTTACCTGCAGTCTTAGTTCTAGCAAAAGACCTATTCTGTGATGGCCGTTGCAGTGTTAGATTACCCCGCCTATTGTCACGAGGGTTACCATTCTTGTGCGCTATATCCTTACCAGCAGTATTTACTCCAGCCTTCTTAACAGTTCTACGTGCTTGATTACGTGCAGCACGATTTACTTTCTGCTGTGGCTTGCTCTGGTAGTTAGCATATTCTTTTTTATAGTTGCGGGGGCGGGGTGCCATTACTTACCTGTAATTTTATTGTAGGCTTGCATGCCCTTTGGCCCACTAGCTTTCAATGCTTTAAGGCCGGGGTTCTCAGTTACGCTACCACCAGCAGCATACATGTGCATTTTACCATTAGCCATACCACCGCGCATCATCTGTGCTTTCTTTGGCATACCACCACGGGCTTTATTATTCTTTGCTTTTTCAATAAGCATACGATCTGAGCGTTTTGTTGATTCTTCATCTTTTTGCTTTTTTTCAAACTTCATTGCTCTTTCAAGAGACGGCCCATACTCCCTCAACACATCTGCTTCAGAAGCATCTGGGTTCTCTTTTACATAGTTTCTTATTTTTTTACGAATGTTTGCAGGAGTATCCGGCTTGAACATTACGTTCTCAATAAAATCCATAATCTTGCTCATAGTCTAATACTTCCCTTTTTTAGATTTAGGTGAGGATTTAGTGCTACCACCAGCACCTCCCCACAGAGTACGACATGCCCAGTAACGAGCAGTCAACTTATCATTAGCTGTGTCACACTTGTGCCTAGCCCTGAATGATTTACGTGCCGCCGCACTATAGTTATGACCATAGCCCGTAGCACCGAAATGAATTAGTTTTACTTTATCACCGTCTTTAGCAAGAACCATCTTCTTCTTACCCGGACGATTAGATTTGATAGGCTTGTTGTAACCGGGAAACGTAGTACCACGATACTCTATACTCATAGCGATATACCTTCTTTTGTGATAGGCTGCTCTACGCACTTGTACTGATAGGTATGTGGCACAGGGAATGCCATACGCATCTGTGCTACCATCTCATGTACCCGCATAACGCACTGACCTTCAGTCTCATACGGACCAAGAGTATCTTCTGCTTCAATGCATCTATCCGGTGCAGCCATAACACAAGCCAATACTAATGCTGTAAACATTTATTTGTCCTCTGACCAGCCTTCAGCCCTCATAGCATCTTCTACGTGTTTTAATGTAAATGAACGCCCATAGTGTGCTTCAACTGCAGTACGCACGTAGAAGACATCACTGTGAGGGATATGAAGACGGTCTAGTGTATTTGTACGGATAGCATTGTAGAATGCATCAAGTACATTGTCTGTGTATAGTTTTACAGATTTCTTTGCCATTGTCAAGCACTTTCTTAAATTTTACGGATATATCACTTATGTGTACAGTTAAGTGTATTAACAAAAAAACTTTAAATCATTTAAGTGTTGTAGCTAAGTGTTTTTATAGATTTAACTAAGGACAGTTAAGTGTATCACTTATATGATTCTAGTTATACTTAATTATACCAGAATCTGTCAAGCCTGTCAATACACATTCTTTATCTGGCACCATAGTTTTTTAGTTTATGGGTCCAGTTACATATAGTTGCCTATTTTTTAGGCAGATTGCACATTACTTATGCACATGAGATTGTCTGTTGCCTTTGTGGTTAACACTTCATTTTCCTGATCTGTGTATTTCTACATACACATATACGTATACCCCGGCCATGGCCCCTGCCCACCCGTGCATTTGCAACCAGTAAGGCCCGATATAGCGCAATTCTGCCAGAAATAATGTGATTCACATTGCATGCCTTTGGTTTTGCAGCATTTTTTATGAATTGGTAACAGATCACCTATCTATTGACGTTCAAATATGTGGCAAAAATACAATGTTGTGACATTTCTGCAACAAATCAAAAGACGATGCACAAAAATACAGGAACAAACACAGAACAAACAAACGACACTTTATATATATAAAAGAAAAATACCCTATCCCCTTGAAATCATTACATTCTCAAATAAAATGAATCAGAAATGCATTTTTATTTGTCAATGAAATCAATGGGTTAATCAGTAAGTCATTGAAAACATTAATGAAATTAATTGTTGTGTTTCAAAATGATTTCCTGTCTAATCAAAACATCGAAGGACAACCCGACCAGCCAACAGGCTCAACAGTGGCCCCCAGATAAACGCTAGATAACCCTTGACTGCTTAGGCGACATAGGGCTAGGCTTACCAGACTAGAAGTGCATATGTGAAAAATCTCAGTCACTGGAGCGGCAATGCGCCTGACCATACTGACCGCATCTAGGAAGCCTGTTGAAGTGCGGAAAAAAGCAACAGGAAGTGGCAAAGCGTTGGAAGCGTCAATGGTACTAGAACCCAAATGTACCGACCGAATAAAAAAGACTTGACTAACGAATTGGACTAAACTAGACTAAAAGAACAGTCGGGAAGGCGAATTGATCCGACTATAAAGTGGCCAAGACTGAAGTGGGACATGCGCCAAATGCTGGCCCACTATAAAGAAACGAACCGATACCATGTGCGGACTAAGCACGGGCGAAGGGTGGTCATAACTTGACGCAACCAGTCGGACTACAGCACTAGCTACCAAGGCAGATAGTGTATGATCGACAAGGCCGACAAGGGAAATCCCAACTCCAAATGTATCAGGGGCGTAAAAGAGCAACAATGCACAAGGCATGGCTGGTATATCTTGACCTTGTGCAACCTAGCATCGGGGGCATGTTAGGTTTCTAAATATACCAACTCAATCGACACTCTATGTTTAGCTGATACCCTAGCAACCCTTGGGTTTGCCGTTGATGCAACACATGTAAAAACTGACGATAGCAAGTCAGGTGAAAATTGAGATATGACAAGATACCGGCGACAATGCGCTAGTCCTTTGTGGGCAGTTAAGTGTTGTCGCCGGTAAATCTCTTGACAGGTATGATTAGGGGGTGTAATGTCACACCCATAACCAGTCAGGTGGTGAGGAAAGTAAGCCACCTGATACCCTAACCAACCACGAGGTGATTATTATGTCTAAGCAAGCTATCAATGTAAATGTTAATGTTGGCTATTGGTTCCAAGGTTCTGGCCTGACTGGTCAGAATTTGTCTGAACATAACGAGAATAAGTTTCAGCGGGTGGCTACCAAGTACAAGCGCAAGACTGGCAACAAGTTGTCCAAGATGCGTTGTTACCGTGCCAGCAGGGTGGGTGCGCGTAAACTCAAGGATGAGTTTGGCACACGTATTCTGTCCAATTCCATCACAACATTCGAGATGCTTTTGACGGGTATCGACAAGACGTTGGATCGCAAGAACCACAATGTCGATCTTGGTGAGTTCAATGTTGCTGACATTGCCGATCTGGCATGTGCGCCAACAGGTGCAGCAGCACATAAGACTGACCGCAAGCGCGTCATTATGTTTTGACTTCGTGGGGGTAATGCTCTATCAGTAGGGCATTGCTCCCCCTAACCATACCAACCAAGGGTGATTACTATGGATAAGATGGAATTTTTGGGACTAATGTTTATGCTGACCGTTGCTCCTATTGCTAGTGTGTTCTCTGCAATTATGATTGCACAGACGGGTGGCTATTGGGTGTGGATTGTGGCACTCCTTGGTGCTGTAGCTTCATTCATGGGTGGCTGGATTGTCCTTGCCATTGAGTTTATTAGATCAGAAGAGGTGTAATATGTACGCGACAGATAACAAAAAGATTGCTAGGTTTGCACTCAAGAACCCCGACAATCTTGTTCGCATGGCTACCTTTGTATTGACAACGATACAGGCAAGCCTACACTCAACTCACAATCAGATGCTAGACATTGACGTGAATGGTGCGTCTAGCAAGTATCTGTGGGGCAACAAACGTGATGGCTATCTGTATCTACAGGAACACAAGGAGGTGTTGTTTGCTGCCATGAAAGCTGCTGTCAAGGCTGATGATGTGGTAGGTGCTATTGATGTGCTGACCAATGTACCCAATTTGGGTATCGTCAAGGCGGCATTTGTGGCACAGATGCTAGGTTTCAATGTGGCTTGTATTGACAGCCACAATTGCGACAGGCTAGGATTGTCACGGTCTGCACTCAAGTTTTCCAAGGGTATCAAGCATGACTTGAAACTCAAGAAGATTGCAGACTATGTGCAATTGACTATTGACACAGGTGGATCACAGTATTGGTGGGACACATGGTGTGCCTATGTGGCAGGTAATCGTGCAAACAAAGCACTTGACACGGCCCAAAAAGTAAGCAAGTATCATGTCACTGCTATCATGCAGATGGCATAACACAAGTTTCGTGAAGTACCTATGCGAAGCGATAGGCGTTGTCAGACATGCCATGACATAGGTGTAGGCCCGTACTGTTCAAGGGGTGCGACGGTACGGGTTGAAGAAAAAGCACCCCACCTTATTTGTTATTGAATTTATAGGGGTGAAGTGTTACGGAAGCACAAGTGGTTCCAACCCACTAGGACAGGGTTCAATTCCTTGCACCCCTGCCAATTTTAATTCCTTGGTGTACTGTAAGGTAACTGGCAGAGCCATAGGATAGAGGGGTGCTTTGACCTGTGGAAACCCAGATGCCTTCGGGCTGGAGGTTAGGACAACATATTGCATCCCTTGTCATGCCGATGGTAAAGGCCGACTTTGGTGGTTTATGTCGTTAAATCAGGGTACGCTCCTGACTTTGAATAAAACCTCCAGCCGTGCTTGCGGGTAGCAACAGTCAAGCCGCCCGACTTTGGGCAAGTGTCGTTAAACTGCCCACCGGATCGGTGTGTGAGTAGGTCTGAAGAAGAACAAAAGCACACTGTTAGTGGGGCGGTGGTTGTTGCTGATGGAAGCGGCTCCCCGCCCCGCGCTTATATATAATAATGATATATGTATTGGGAGGTTGACATGGGTACAGGAAACCCTAGCTGGAAGAAAATCTGTCGTGAACAAGAGCATCTTGACAGATGGGAGAAAGATACACGTGACCTCGCACGAAAGGTGACACTCAATGAAAATTTTTTTAGCAACCCTGCATTGAAACAGTTTGCTGTGGCTGCTAGGGAACTGACAAAGGATACTGAAAGGCGAATGCGTACTAATCGTTTGCGTGAATTGCGCAGGGAGCCTGTGGGTTCTGAGGCTAGACAGATTTGGTATCGCACGGGAGATGGTAGCGTAGGTGCTGTCATGCCAAAAGGCAAACTAACATTACGTAGTAAATACGTATTGACATTAGGAAGTAGGCACCGTAAGGTTGCCTATACTTACTGGTAAAGGAAGGTACGCATGGAATGGTTGACAAAAGAAGAACGTATGCAGTTAAATGCAATTCGTGAGGATTATCTGGAGATTTTCCACACAAAAACAGAATTGCGAGAGGAAAACCCTGAACTGTGGCACACGATTGTAGACCAGTGGGAAGCTGTCAAGTTCAAATTAGACGCAGATGAAGACGCTAAGTGTATGAGTACGGCCACAAATTCTGTTGATAAAGGGGTTGACAATGCGTGATCGCATCAATAGAGTAAATCCTGTGGCCAAAGCAATGATGCAGGGTCGCAGACGCACACAGGTTGTGCCAGACAAGACAAAGTACAACAGAAAGAAGGACAAAGATGCGAGTGAACACAAACAAATTCCGCACCAAGCGGACAAACAAACGCCGGATGACTGATGAACAGGTGCGACGTATCAATGCCAAGCGTGTCAAGTATACGCTGCTAGACTATTGGTTTGACCGCGAAGAACCAGACCAGCAGAGTGTCGCACACCATCTGAACAGGAGATACCCGTAATGCGTAACACATGGAAACTAATCATGGACTGGCGGTACAATCCGCTGGTCCATATCCCCGACAACAACACACGGCACATGGTGATGCAGGTGCTGGCATGGATGTGGTGCATTATCTTTGCCATGTCTGTAGGCTCTATCACTGTATTCGGTATCAGTGCCATAGCACATGCCCTGTTGATTGCTGGCATCTTCATCACGGCAGGTGTGTTTGAAACAGCCAGACGTAAGCCTAATTACTTTGGTGGCTTGGGTAGAGGCAATGGAGGTGAGCATGAGTAATTGGTCCAATACATTGGAGTTAGTAAAACTGCGGCAGAAAGAAGCATATTATAATGGTATGACTGATGCCGTAGATGAAATGTCTAAGCATTTGAATGAAGGTTCTTTCAAAGACAATACTACATCACAAAATGCCGTGTATGAACTCAGTGAAATCCTCTATGGGTATTACATGGGCTACTTGGAAGAAACACAGGAGGAGATATATAAATTGCAACAAGGGGAGAATGAGGATGGGTAAGCTATGGCACAGGGTGGCACACTACTACCTCACACATGATGGCATTGAGATGCTTTTGTTTGCCTGTGTGTTCGGTTCCTTTGGCTGGATGGCCTATCATGTTATCATTGGAATTGCAGGGAGG